TGCCCCATATCCCCTCCGCTAACCCAGACTTTGAGAGGGTCTCCACTCCTTCGGGGGAGACGGGGTATCTTCATCCTATGGACCGCCGCAAGGGCGGTATCCCTATGGCTTTTCAAGTCACTAGTCCGTTTGACCGCAGGAAGCTTTTACTCCCACATGCCTTGGTGCTGCACGTCAATCCGAGCAGTCTTCAGGAGTCAAACAACAAGAAGATTGAACGCATCCAGACTCGTGGAGGGTGGGTGGAACAGCATTGGGGGGACGACTTGGTAGAACTCAGTGCTAGTGGCTCTACGGGGGCGTTTCTCAATATCTACACCGGGCTGGCTTCAGTGCTTAGGCAGCGGACTATCGCTTGGGATAGATATCGAGATCTTCACGACCTCTACCTCAACAATGCTGCTGTGCATGACCCCTCGGGTGCTATCGTACTTCAGGGGCACATTATGCTCATCTATGACCGAGGGACCTATCTCGGGAACTTTCGCAGTTTCGAGGTGGAAGAGACGGATGAGTCCCCCTTTACCTTCAACTTAAATTGGACCTTCAAAGTCGAGCACACGGCCATGAAGATCTCGCCTAATCGGGCCCTGCACCAGAGTTTCCTTCCGACGGGTGACCGCTCTATCTTAGTAAATAGCGAGGATCTCTGATGGTTGACTTTGCGAGCAAGAATGTCGTGGGGAACCTTGAGTCTCAGGCGGATTACCATCCACCTGCCACCTATGGTCTCGGGTTTGGGGCTAACAACGTAGGTCAAGATCTGCCGGGGTTGCTATCCTTCTACCAGAGTCTTTCTTTGGAGTCGGACCCATCAACGGAGCAGTTCATCCCCGTGTCGGCGGTACCGCAGAAGGGGCGGAACCCCAAGCTTTTTGCGGTAGGGATTTTAGCTCCGGTACAGAATGTAACGGCTAGACTCCTGAGTAGGGCTGGGACCCCTTTGCCTAATGCGGATCAGACTGGAGCCATACAACCCGGAGAGGAGTCCCCTCCTTTATCTGCTACTTCATTTACAGGGGGTGTTTCCGATTCTAGACAAAGACTACTTGATGCAGCTGCTGCTGAAATAGGTAGCAAAGATTGGCAACGATATGCAAAAGAGGCTACCCTTGTACCCCCCTCAAAGCGGGTCTCCTGGTGTGGTATCTTCGCTGCATGGTCAATGAAGCAGGCCGGGTATGATATCAACTGGCAGCTAGGGGATGGGATTCGACCTCCACTTGCAACCACATCTGATCCTAAGCCTGGGGATATTATATATCTGGGGGGAGAAAATCACCATTATGGTATCATCGAGAGAATAGAGGGGGACACCCTCTACACAATTGATGGCAATTCCATTGGAGGGAAAGTAGCTCGAAATAAGCGCTCTAAAAAAGACGTACGCTTATTCTTTGACGTTGATGCAGCAAATCAAGGGTCTCCAAAGTTCCCAGAACAGGAAGTTCCCTCCCCCGTAATATCCGACACAAATAAGACTGCGGACTGGGCAGTCTCGGGGGGCCGTAATGCGAGGGTAGCCTCGCAAGATAGGCAAGACTTAGCTGGATTAGATGTTCAATACTTGAAGTTTAATACTGACTTACTGGCAGTCCAGAAATCATTGGCTAAGGCGACGCAGAAGGCCCTCGAACAGATGGGCAGGGCCCCTCCCTTGAGGTTTTTGGTTAACCCCAACAAGTTCAGCGTCAAGTCTCAGAAGATTGCTTCAGATGGGAACTGGACACGCAACGGCCCTATTATTGAGTTCTGGGGAGACGACCAGGACAAGATCAGTGGGTCGGGGCAGGTAGCGGCCTTTTATGCTATCGACGCTAAAGCCCCAAATGTCCTAGGGGGCGGCCCTGGTATTACTCGTACCGCTAGGAATGCGAGTATGGCTTACCAGAACTTCCAATCACTCTGGCTCATCTATAAGAACAATGGTGGGGTGTATCTCCCCTCGGACCTTAGCCAGCAGGACAGAGACATTACTCTCTCCACGGTGGGCTCCGTCTACATCTATTACGACAATATCTTGTACCTGGGGTCTTTCGATTCTTTCAACGTGACGGAGGAAGCAACCAAGCCCTTCACTCTGACGTATGACTTCGAATTCACAGTTAGAGCGGCCTTCTTGCTAGAGCACCCTGCTGACTTCAACTACAACACACAGACCCCTGACCTTAAGAGGGGCCTGACAGAGACTCCTTCTATCCCCATTAAGAGGCGCGTATAATGGCTCGTAGTCCTTTCCAAGGTACTTGGCAGCCAGGTATTCGTCCCACGGTGGTGACGGCACCTGACGCCATTGTCTACATCAACGGCGAGCCCGAGCTGCTGGCTTGTAACAATTGCCGCCGTCGGTTCGATATCAACAAATTCATTACGAGCGTGCAGGTAGACCTGAACGTGGACAACGCGCCGGGGTCCGCGAGCATCAACCTGAGCGTCCCCCGCCATACGGTGGATGACTTCATGGTGGAGGGGGAACCCATCGTCAGTCCTATGATGGAGATAGAGATCTGGGCTAAGGGCTACTATCTCGTAGAGGGACTTCCCCAGTATTACCCCATTTTTTGGGGTCTCGTAACTGAGGTCAGCGACAGTTACTCCGGAGGGGAGCATACCTTCAGTATCAACTGTGCAGATATTCTCAAGTGGTGGGAGTACTGCAAGATGAACGTGAACCCCGCGTACGGTCAACCTGCGGGGCAGCTAGGTCATGACTACGTGACGGGCAACGTCTTTCACGGGGCTAACGTCTACGACATTATTTGGACCCTGGCTCAGCAGTCCTTTGGGGATATCGTACGTGTCACGGGCTCTTTGACTTCTGCCATTATGGAGCAGAAGCAGAAGGAAACCTTCACCCGATCTATGTCGGACATAGTTAGCTATTGGAACACGCGATTCGGGAAGATTCGTTCCAATCTCGTTATGTACGGTATCCAGGGGGCCGCCGTCCGAGGGGATACCCTATATGAAACCCAACCGAGAGGGAATGCGGAACTCTCATCTAAGTTTGCTTCCCAAGCTATTAAAATGGCCAATGGAGGAGAGAACAATAGCCAAGTGCTTTTTGACCCTGAGTCGGTCAATCCATTTCGCTCGGATATCGCCAAGGCAGGCCAGCCTAATCTGTGGCAGAGCGAATACCAAACGAAGCTGGAAATTGCCAATGCGTGCAAAGAAGCCGTTGGGTTCGAGTTCTACATGGATGTGACGGGGGACATTGTCTTCAAGCCTCCCATGTACAACCTCGATATCCTGAGTAATAAACCCCTATCCTGGATCCAGGATATTGATATTATCGACTGGGACTTCTCGTCATCTGAAGCAGAAGTCGTTACCCACCTCTCGATGCAGGGGTCGTATGAGGGTGGGGCTATGGCTCTGGGGATGACGGCGGACTATAATACGCCTTTCACTCAGGTAATTGACTACCATCTTCTCCGGAAGTTTGGTTGGAGAACGCATAGCTACAGCTCGGAGGGTCTCAACAACACCTTCTCCATGTTCTACATGGGGCTAGACATCCTAGATCGGCTTAATGCCAAGAGGCACCGTGCTTCGATCAATATACCCCTCCGACCTGAGTTGAGGCTGGGCTTCCCTCTCTACATCGCTCCTAAGGACCAAATTTGGTATACCCAGGGGATTAGCCACAACATCCAGATGGGTGGCCGGGCGCAGACAACGTTGACCCTTACGGCCAAACGAGAGAAGTTTATTGCCCCCCGGGGGATAGGGTCTTTGGAGCTTACGGGGTTCACGAAGGCCAAGAAGGGGGAGACCCCTCCCCCTTTAGCCGACGGTGTAAATGCTTCTAATGCCGACCTGAAAACAGCGTTTTTCAAACTCAAGGTTGGAGACGCAGCGGAGATCCCTCAAACCAATCTGCCTGAAACTAGTGTGGTAGATAACCCTTACGCCCCCCTAATTCTGCGTCACCCTAAGACAGGACGTATTGTAGGCTACCCCAATGTTGTTATGGCCTATACTAGGCCCTATGCTCCGGACGATAGAACCCTCAAGAAGAATACGGGCCAGAACACGTCGAAGGAACGTAAAGTTGAAAAAGTCGAAGACAATGAGGCTACGAAAGCGGCTCAGGCGCATTTGAAGCTCACCCTTGAGAGGCACACGCAGACACCTGAGCGGGACCTGGCAGACAAGCACCTAAATAACCGGTACATCTACGGGCTCACCACAGCGGGGGTATACACCTATGTGCATGACACAAAGAAAGTCATCAAAGAGTTTACCCTTATTCCTGCCTCAAACATAGAGGTGTCTACAGTAGGTGGGGCTCTGCCTACTACTAACCCAGATAAAACGGCTATCCTTCGGCCCGTCTCGGACGAGCGAGGGTTTGAGTTAATAGGGCACTATAGGTACGGGCGCGGAGTCTCTCTAAGTGACGGGGCTTTAGTGATCTCAGAAAACTCTGCCAATCAGAAAGCTAGCGTAGAGGCACAGCTGGCTCTCTCGGGCGGTATGTTTGAGTCTCTGACGGCGCAGGCCCAAGGACTTACGGCACTCAGTTCCAACTTCCCTAACCCAGCAGACGCCGTTTCGAAACTGGCTCCGGATGGGACCGACTTACAGACGGCCGCTACTATCAACCCCGACACCGGGAAGGTGCAGATCATTAGCGGAGAAAGCAACTTCATAGATACGGCTACCCTGAATTCTCCAAAAAATCAGGGCTTTTCTGTTAGTGTTGAGGCCTCCCAACTATCCCGGGCTCTTACCTTGGCCGAGATGAGGGTCAAGGAATCCTTTGCTTCGAACGAAGAATGCAGCTGCCTGCTAGGTCGTGCTGATCTGGCCTTCATTAACAGTGGCTATCAGGTTGCGATCTTTAGTAAGGGTACCGTTCCGGACACTACAGATATGAGCAGCACTCAAGGGGGGACTGGAACCGCTCGCAATAATGCGGAGATTGCTCGGCTGCAAGCGGCCATACAGGAGCAACGAGATTTGAAAGCCTCAGGTCCCACGGTTGCAGACCTCCAATTTGACCAGTACACGACTGAGATTTCCAGCCTTGAAGCCCAGCTAGCCGAGATCCAGGACTTTCAGACATCCTTGGGGTCGGACGCTACAGAGTACACTGCGGTCTCTCCGAAGCTAGCCACCCCTTCGGGCGCTGAGTTAATTTCGAAAGTCGAAGCCTTTCTCGTCAACCTGTATGAGGTTCTCGACACCCCTCACCAGCAGTTTGAGAAGGAGCTACGAGGGAACTTCCTTCCAGGCAGAACTCGGGAGGAGATTCTTAATGGGGAACCCTCACCGCCTCCTTTGGGCGACTTCTCACCCCCCTACTCCGCAGGAAACAGGGCCCGAGGTGGAGACCCCGCGGCTCTAGCCCTCCAAGGGTCCAGTGCCCTCGGGGGCATGGCTCAGGCTTGGAAAAACTTTGGAGATGACCTCAAGAGTAAGCCTCAGCAGGTAATTCTTACGGGGGAGATAGATGCGCTGAATGCCAAACTTAAAGCCCTTGATGAAGAGGAAGCCACCCTTAAGGCAGCCAAGGAAACTAAGAGCACCATCATTAACCCTCTAGTTCTCAGCGACGGTATCTCCAGGGATAAGAGATTGAAGGACATCGAGGCCGAACGTCAGAAGACGGAACGGAAGCGTGACGACACACAAGGCCGTCTTAACATTTTGAATAACGAGTCACGCTAATGGGCAACAAAGACCTGATGGGCAAAACGCCCGGCAATCAGTTTTCTGATAATGACTACGGCCTAAAGATCGCTATCGTTCAGCGGGTTGATGAAGTTAACCTCGTAGTCGACCTTAAGATTCTCACGGGGACGACTGCGGAACGTTTCGAAGTCCCTCTGACTCAGGCCATGTCGGGCCCGCGGAGCTTCTGGGGCGGGATCCCTGAGGTTAATTCTCTCGTAGTTATTGGCTACCGTCGCATTCAAAGTAAGCTTCGGGACGTAAATATCCTTGGGTATCTCCCTACCGCGATACGTACGAGTCATAGATTTGACCCCGTTGCTGCCGACGACCCCGGGAATGTGAACGCAGAGGACCTCAAGACTTTTGAGAAGCTCTTTGGGAAAACAACGCGCTTCAAGAGGCTCAACTTACGCCCCGGTGACGTGGGGGGAATGTCCGCTAGCGGGTCTGAATTTACTCTCACTAAGGACGTCTCCTTTTCCAACCGGGCGGGAGATTCCTTCGAGCTGCGCGAGTCAGATCGAACTCTAATCACGTCAGCTCTACACAGCATCCAGTCGAACGCAGGGGTTAAGAAAATCAGCGGGCCTATCCGAAGGGGGGCCCACTTTCTGCCAGAGGACATTTTCTTAGAGGACGGGACGCTCAAGAGTGACACCAGTACTCCCAGCCCTTATTACGGCCGAGAAGAGTTACAAGCAGCCGGTCCGGGTGACACAGCGGGGGTAGAGCCTCGTTTCGCGACCAATGAAGGGCAGGTCCTTGGGCTTTTCAATGACGAAACTAACTTCCCGCCCGTTACCTATTCCAACGGCAGAAAGGTTCATTACCCTCCCACAATTAGAGGAACGAGCCTCGACGACATAGATAGCTACGCCAGCGCCTTCGTTGAAGAGCGCATGGAGCTTAACCATACCACCGATCTGGTGCAGGACGTTTTGGAAGAGATCGATGGATTTTCCATGGATCGGAGGCTCCCCTACATAGAGCAGGTCTACGGCACGATTGTAGGCAACAGCCTCAATTCGACGAAGGACCAAAGGCAATATAGCGAAATCCTAAAGCCAAAGCTATTTGAGGACTTCACTTCCAATCGAGTGGGCAAGTTTTCGCTAGAAGCTATAGACCGCAACCCCACGACCCCGGACATTGAAGCCAATACGCAGGCAGGAGCGTATCTCTTCCGAATCAGACCACCCACGGGTATCAATGGTGCAGACGGTGCTGCCTCCATCGCGATTAGCAAGCAAGGCAAGCTATTTGTAAGCCTCCCCGGTTCTTCCGTAGAGAGCTACCCCTCTGGTAGCAAGAATATCTCAGCAGAGATTAGCTTGGCGGGGGCCTTGAAGGCCTATATTGGGGCAGCCGCCCCAAGTAGAATCTCGGCTAACATCACGTG